GGAACTCTTACGTTATGTTGTCACGTTTGTTATAGTAATCATTGTGTAATTCACGAATCTTTAACCACCACTTAGGGTCTTTTGCGCTTGGTTTTGAATTGTAAATAATATCTCCAACAATTTCTGGTTTATGCTTATACTTAATTGCAATCTTAAGTTGTACGTTGCTCAATGGTTTTGCATATATGTAAATTTTATTTTTTATGCACCAACTAAAAGCGGTATCTTTTATTCTTCCCATTGTGTCCAATAATAATATTCATTAATATAAGCTTCTTTAAGACTTTTGTAATGTGTTTTATCTAAAATATGTTGTAACATATCTATCTCGTTTTTTATATACATTTCTCCGTCTAAAATACAGTAGCCTTCGTTCATTTTTTCTCCAGTAACACTACAAATTCTAAAGTTTTTATTCTTGTTTTGGTCTAAGCAAAGCAAAGAACTGTTTTTTATCAAATTCATTTATTTTATTATTTATTTGTTGTGACGACCAATCAGTTACGTCAAAAAATTTATTTTTTCTGTCACATTCGTAACAAACCATTACTAATTCCATGATAATATCGTGCAGAGTTCTAATTGATTTAATTTACTGCAAAAATTAGGTTTAGAAGTATGCCATCTCTTGCCATATATATCAATAGCATATTGCTTTACGTTAATTTTTTCATGTACTGTTAAATTTTCCCATTTAAAATGGTACGTCTGGTTTTTCATCTGTTTCATCATTTATATTTGTATTATAAAATTTATTAGGATAAGCATAAGGTCTACCAACTTTAGAACCGCTTAACATATTATTTTCCTCTTCTAAAGGGTGATACCTTGTTGGAGAATTATTTGTCAAAGGAACTTTAGGTAATTTCATACTATTTTTAAGAACTCTATTAATATAACTTGCGGAATACCTTTGATTATGTGCAAACCACTTTTCTTTTATATCAGTAGAAACAAAGTGAAATTCTTCTATACTTGGATTTTGCATACAATGTCCATCTAAATATATTTCAATGTCTTTGTGTAAAGTTTCCCTACTTTCTTTTTTAACCTTTGTTAGTGCTTCTGTACTAATTTCTCCAGGGGCAAACACCATTCTCGAAAATTTCTTAGTAATTGAATTATCTTCTTCAATCCAACGTTCTGTTTTTGGTTCAAATTCACGTAAGTTGTCTAAAAAATACAAAAAATATGGTATTTCCTTCTGCAAGTCTTCTAAAATATTGTGGTTTTCTTTACCTACAAGTGTAGGAACTTTTCTTACCCAATATCTTATTTCTTCGCCATCAACTTTACTGAACTTATTTTCATCATTTGAAGTAATAATTATTTTTCCAAAAAATGGAACCTCATATTGTGAAACAAACTTACTATTTACTGTAATTTTCTGTTGTGTAGAAAGGTTTTTTATCTTTTCTAATGTTTGTCTTGAATCAAAGTGACTTTCTTCAATCATTATTAAGTTTTTTTCTGCATAAACACCATTAAAACTGCTTCCAATATCTTGCGGGTTACAAACTATTCCATTTGCACCGAATAAAATACTCAACCAATTAACAAATGTAGTTTTACCAGTTTGTCTTTCTTCACTAATTAAAACAAGTATTGGCAAAGCTCTTGTGGGTGCATCATAAAGTGTTTTAAGGTAAACAAGCCCCATATAATAATGGTCACCAAAAATATGTTTAAGTAAATTTTTAGTCCACTCAAAGTTTTCTTCACTTGTGTATTTTTCCTTAACTATTGGCTTATGTTCAAAGCGTCTGTATTGGTTATAACATCCGTTTACTTCTTCTAAGTAATATTTGTTATTTGGAACAATATCAAACGCATCAAATTTATGAACGTGACCTAAAAAGTCTTTACCATAATCATCCATAAGTGTTTGTCGTTTTCTATGCTTTAAAGTAAGCCTTTCAACACCGTAACGGTCTGTCATGTGTAATTTCTTAAAATAATCATCGCCTACCCTAATGTAGCTATCTTCGTTATTCATTAATTGATAAATAACGTAATTTACTGCTCTTCTCCAGTTACCTTTGTGAACAAATTTCTGTAACATCATAAAAGCGGTATATTCCTCGCCTACTTCCATACCAAATCCATTTGGCATTTCAGCTTCAAATAATCCAGTTTTGGTATCTATTCTTACCATTTGCTTTTTTCTATCAGAAGCGTTTTTAACGTATGTAAGTGATTTGGGAGAATTTCTCTCAACGCACTTAATTTTTTCTAATAGCTGAATCGTGTGTTCAACATACATCCTATTGTAGTGGTCTACGGGATTAATGCTATTTACATCAATAACGTGTTTACTCATAGTATTTTTCAAGTATTTCGTGTTCTAAATCTTCAAGAACAGTAATTCTTCTAACTTTATTTGTTTTTTTACATTTGTCACACATAACAGCACTACTTATTCCTACATAAGTAGAATCAAATAATTCTGTAAGATTAACTCCGTCACAATAAACGGAATCAATTTCAAATGTTGTTGGTTCTGGTGGGTCTTCGCGAGTACCCCAAACACCTCTAATAAAAGTGCCTGTCACCGATAATGTTAGACCATAAAGATCTAAATCATGTGTAGTATTCATCTGTTTTAATTTAAGTTATACAATTTATCTATTTTATTCTTAATTCTTCTAAGTTGATTTGTTAAAGTTTTATTTGCACCTTTTAAATCACTTCTTATTATTCCAAAGTATATAGGTGTATAAATCTCTTTTATTCTAACCATAAATCTTGATTGATTTTCTTTATAAAATTCAGCGGTTACGTTATAATGAATAAACAAATCAATTATTTTTCTTTCAAGTAATTTAAACGCAAAATTTGACGTTTCATTTCTTGATTTTGTGTAATTTATAATTTGAATACTTTTAGGAATTGGCATCTCGCCAACTACCCTAAGTTCTCCAACTTTGTCTTTTTTACCGTTACTTTCGCCTTTTTGCATTGGTTCTCCGCAACTCTGACAAATAATAACTTCTTTAATGTTAAAAGCACCGCAATTAGTACAAGTCCACGTATCAAGAACATCGCTTTTATGTTTAAGGCGTTTTTGTCCAGGATAAAAATATTCTTCCCAATTTCTACGCATTGACCATATACCATGCTCATATATGTTTTGACCTAAATCTAAAACAGTAAATTTGTCTTTAAATACTTTGTTGGTTATTCTTGAACCACGACCAACCATTTGTATCCAAAGCGAAAGACTTTTTGTGGCTCTGTTTACAACAACAACTTCAACATCTGTAACATTAAATCCAGTTGTAAATACATTTGTGTTAATTAGAATTGCATCGCGTTCATTATTAAACCATTCAATAATTTCTGCTCTTGTATATGCTTTTTCTGTATTTGGGTTAATGTCTGTTTTGTTTATTGTGTCAAACATTTTAACATTTAAACCTAAATCTTTCAAATATTTATATACAACGGAATTTACTTTTGTTGTAGCATTAAATATAAGTGTTTTTTTACCCTTACAATATCTGTAATAGGAATTTTTTAGTATTTCAAGAGAAACTGAATTTGCATACACCTCGTTTAGAGAACTTGTTGTGTATCCGTCTGGATTACTCGAAGATGTTTTGAGTTTATCCATATTAGGTAAGTCTAATACTATATTGTAGTCTTGAACTAAATAACCTAAGTCAATTAAATCTTGTGTATCAGTTCCTTGCACTATTGTATCAAATATTTCGCTTAAAGTGTAAGGTTCTACATATTCTACTCCGTTAATAGTAGTATATTTCTTTTTATTTAAAACGGGGGTTCCAGTAAATCCAATTAGTTTTTTATAATTGTATTGCTCAAATACTTTTTTGAATATTAATACTTGAACTTCGTCAAGAATAATGTTATCAAAATCCCCTAAGTATTCTATACCGTATTTTTTAATTCTTGCAAATGCAGTTTGTACCATAGCAATTACCACTTTTGTATCATACCTAAGTGTGTTGTTTTTCGCTGTAAGTATTGCTGAATTTTGCAACCATTCTGAATTTTGCTGTAAAATTTCAATTCTATGTGTAAGTATCAAAGTTCTGCCTTGTAAATCTTCTGCCAACTTAGCAATCACTACACTTTTACCGCCTCCAGTTGGTAAGACGGCACAAATACTCCTAACATTTTCATCGTTAAGCTTATTTTGTATGCCGTCATACAAACCTTGTTGGTATGTTCTTAATTTAATCATTAGAATAGCGTTAAAACTTCTTTGTAGTTAGTAATCAACACTTCTCTGCGCTTATTTTTTATATTTGTGCGTTCTCCTACGTTAATTATATTTAAGCCCCTTTCAGTAGCTTGTTTTATAATTAAATCGTGGTCAAACTCACTCATAGCCCATTTAACACCGCTATTTTCTAATAGCTCAAAAAGATCGTAACTATCTTGCTCTACAAAACTTGAAGAATAGTTATCATCTGTACCTAAATATGGCGGGTCACAATAACAAAAACATCTTTCAATATTACTTTTGTAGTCACACTTTTTAAAGAAATTTCTAAAGTCTGTATTAAAAAAGTAAGTGCCATCAAGCATTTTAAGTGTTTTGTCAATGTTATTAAGAACAACATTTTTTGGATTTGTTGGGGAAATTCTCATTGTGTTAGGTTTACCATATAATCCAAAATTGGAAATGAATAAAAACCTTACCGCATTAAGTAAATCGCTTTTTTCTCTTTTACCCTTACCCCACTCTTTAAATTGTGTTTCGGTAATTGGTATTTTAGTAAAAAGTTCAACAAATTCATCGGTGTTATCTATAATCTGTCTAAACAAGTTATAAACATCATCATCAAAATCATTTACAAAATTATATTTGGATTTTGGCTTATTAAAATACATACCACCCGCACCAAAAAACATTTCCATATAAATATCATGCGGGGGAAACTGTTTTTGTATTTTTTCAGCTATTTTTGCCTTATTGCCTAATCTATTTAATATCATACCTGAAAATTGTGATGTGACTGTTTTGTTACAATTATGTTATCTTCAAGTTGAATGTCAAAAAGCTTTAATGCCTTTTTTAATTTTTCACAAAAATTTATATCAGCTTTACTTTCTGCAAGTTTACCGCTTGGGTGATTATGAACAGTAATTACTCTTGTGCATAAAGTACTTATCGCATATTTACAAATAAGTCTTATATCTACTGGGCAAGAAGCTAAACCGCCTTGACCTATCTTTGAAAACCCTACCATTTGCATAGAATTATCAAGAAAAATCGCATAAAAACTTTCTTGAATATCTATATCGTTACCGTAAAATTTTCTTGCAATATCCACAATCATTTGTGGGTTTGTTATATGCTTTTTTTCAATAGTTGAAGGCTCTCGCATTAAACTAATAACATCTAATTTTGTTTCTGCGTATTTCATAATATCCACGTAATTATTTGAATTATTACTAACAGTATTACAAAAAACTGTAAACATCCAACGTTTTGTTCTAAATTCTTTAATTTTTTATCTTCCATTTAAATATTCTTTTTTGTAATAACTAATTAACTCTTGAAATGTAAATCTTTTCTTGTATTGCGTACATTGTGTCTGATAAACACCATTCCATTGTACTACATTGTCTGAATTAATCCATTTAATGAATCTGTGGCTTTCAACCGCACTAATACTTTTTCTCATTCTGTTTTTGTTTTAATTATTAAAATATCTCGGACTTTTCATTCCGTTTTCTATACCCCAAAGGGCTGTTTTTATGTAATTTTGTAATTCTTTTTGTAAATAACTGTTACTTATTATCAAATTGGTAATTAACTTTTCGGCATCATACCTATCAATATATCCCGCACAAACTCTACTGCCTAAAACAAGCGCAGTACTCCTTACTTGTGGGTGTCCGTTATCTACAATAGCGTTAATTCTATTTTCTGTAATACACCTTACTCTTCTGGCATAATCATTATTTGGGTCAATTTTTAAAGGCTGAATCTCTAAATGTGTTTCGTAAGTGGGTTTTGACCAATCTTCTTTAAACCATGTAGTACATTCGCTAAATTCTCGCCACAAAATTTGTTTATCTAATGAAAGAAATAACGGTAATATTGGATTTTGTGTAGAATTATCAAAACCATCAAACTTTTCAAATTCTTCTCGAACCGCTTTATGTATTGCCTTAAAATTATCTACATTATCTACTTTTTTTATTCTAAGTAAACATTTTACTCCTTTACCGCTTGGACTCAAATAAGAACAAACGATCTGTTGGTAGTTTTCAAATAAATAATGCTTTAAATCTTTTGCAGTTTCTTTACTTTCAATTCCATCAAAGTCTAACTGCATAAGACCTGTAAATTGTATAATATTTGTGTATTTTCTGCGTTCTTTTAGTTTTATTTGAACGCTTGGTGTAAAAGCAAATAAATTAGTCTTTAACGACCTTTTTAATGCTATATTTTTGTGCTCAGTAGCTTCTCTAATCTTAAGAAATAGATTATTCATATCCCGAGTGGGATTTTGTTGTGCAGAAATAAATTTATCAAGCGTAACATAACCCTTCACTTTAGAATCGGTAATTTGTCCGCTATAATATGGAAATTGTATTTTTTTATTACTTGTCATAATTAAACTTTGGTTAAAAAAGGAAAATGCACCTATATTTCAAGGCGCATCTTCCAAAACAAAACAAATGTGCTATTAATCTTGTTCTTAATTAGCTTCTAATTTCCATCCGCTAAGTGATGTAAAATATTGTGCTGGTTTATCTATTGGTTCATATTTTCTGCAACGAATATTGAAAAACACCTCAACATCTTGCCCAACTTCTACCCCGTCAAGTAAGTTTGTTTTGTCTTGAACAAATTCAAAACAATAATGGTTTTCATATTCTCCGCTAATTTCTACACCAATTAATTCGCGTTTTCTAAATCCATTGGCACCAAATTCTTGTGTTTCTCCAATTTCTGCAATAGTTACTTTTTTACTTGTTACGTCACTCATTTTAATCGTTTTTTAATGTGTTAATATTTATTTGTTGTATGTAATGTTTTTTATAAGCATCTGCTAAAGGCAAACGCTTTTCAATTTTCGCAATAGTTTCTTTACAACGTTTTATCACTATGTTGTGTCCTAACTCTTGGTTAGTATTCTCACAAATGTAATAGTTAAAGAAATTCCAACTTTGTGTATCGGTAACAAGCATTTGCATCTGTACCTGGGCAAAGTATTCTTTTTTTACAGCATCAATTCCTTTTGTTACAATTTTAAAGAAGTTTTGTCTTGTAGGGCATTTTACTTCAATACCGCTAATAATTTCATCTTCTGTATTGTAAATTACTGCATCTGGAGAACATCCCGCAATTTCTTTGTACGGAATAAAACCGCACAATCCTATATTGTAAAAGGTATTCTTTCTTGCAAAGAAATCTATTGCCATAGGCTCTTGGTCTATGCCACGTTGCATATCTTTAGTTATTATAGTATTTTGTTCTTTACCATATAACTCCTCAACTGCTTTTTCTCTTGCATAAGTGTAACACATATCGCCAACATCTAAAATAGTTTTTACCCTACTTTTAGGATTATTAATCATGTGTTCATTCATTTCATTTTCACTCATTGGGCGTTTTTTATCTGTAAGTATTTCATGTATTCTACTTGCAGTAAACTTTCCCAAACGCGCATTATCCCACTCTTTATTTCTTTGCAGTTTTGACATAACTTTCGTACTTTTTAAGAATTAAATCGTTTGCAGTGTAGTGTTTTTTTATAGTAACAACCGTCGCTTGGCTATTAAAAGCCTTTTCAAATAATTGCTCTGTAAATTGTGGTTTTGCTTTTTTCATTGGCGGTTGTATCGTTCTAATACGAACACCTCCAACAACTGAACCTTTCATTTTTACATTTGGGTCAATGTAAAGTTTTACTCTTGTGTTACCCCAATCTTCTACCCATGGGCTGTCTTGATTAAACCTTTTTACAATACTCGAATTTGTTACATTCAGTACCAATGGTTTAATCGGCTCTTCAAAATAAGCAATATTATAATTACCTTTTCTCCCCGCAACGGGAACGTTAATCTCTTGCTTCACTTCTTTAATCGTGAACACAAGGTCAACGCCTTCTTCTAAGAAATCCTCCAAATCAGCAACCCCTAAATGGTCACTTTTGAAAACTTTTCTAAAATGTGTCTTACTCATACATTTCTGTTTTATTAATTAAACTTTATCTGTTTTGGTTAAAATATATCAAAGCACCCGAAAGCGCATACCTAACCATATACAAAGGTACGAAATCACATAGGTTTTTAAAAATGTTTTACTTCGTATATACTATCAATAATGGTTCTAAATCATTTAAGTTTAACTGTTTTTACTTGTAATTATGTGTAAATTGTTGTATCTTATGGTATGGAATATTCCATAAAAACAAAACAATATCAGATATGATTTTTACAGAATTATTTACAGAAAAGCCTGAGTTTGTCTATTTTTTAGTACAACAGAGTGGGCGCAAGATTAAAACCGTTGTTAAAGACGGAATTATTAAAACTTCTTACATTTTCCGCAGTCGCAGAGTAATTACTACTACTACTGCAAGTGGCGAATTGATTAGTGTTGGTTGTGGTATTAACTTATTAAATTCTTGATATTATGCAATTAGAATTGATTAAAACAGAAAAAAGAATTATAAATTGGAATTACAACACGCAGAAACAAAATCTTGTTATGTTTAACAGATTATTTTCTTCTAACCGACAAGCTTATGTAGGTAGCGATTTAGATGTTAGTGATTATTACAACATATCTTTTACGCAGACTGGGTTTAGATTATTAGGACATTATACTGAAGAGTTATTTATTAAGTTGAATTCTTTAAATTTTCTTGATGTATTTTACTTTGACGACGAGGCTAACTGGTATTGTTCAGATAGTCAGATTAAAACAATTATTGACGGAAAAGAATTAATTTTTTCGTTGAGTATAACAATTCATCAAGATTAATATTATGGCAAACGAGAAAAAAGTATTTAACGGGTTTGAAGCGTGGTTTATTGAGACTGCGCTTCTGGAGGCAATAGAAAATGCTGAAAAGCAAGTTTTAGAAGCTGAAAAAAACGAAAGCAAAAGACTTATTTATGCACCAGGATATTTTACCATGGTTGGCAAGGAATTAATTGACAAAGTTAAAAAACACACAAAACAAGATGGAGAAATTTAAAATTATTGACACATTAGGAGGAGTTAAAGGGGCTGTAAAAGCAACAACACCAAAAGAAGCAAAAGACATTTATACACAAGATTTTGCATACGATTTGAGAAAATATATTTGCAATATCGTATTTGCAGTAACTGAGCAACAATTTAATACAATTAGATAATTATGGCAACAATTAGACAAATTTTAATGCAACGCGACGGACTTACAAGTTTAGAAGCAGATAATTTAGTTAGAGATGCTCGTGTTAGAGTATTTAACGGTGATAACCCCGAAGAAATTTTATTTGAAGAATTTGGCTTAGAGCCAGACTATATTTTTGAGTTAATATGAAAAAGCAAGATATACCTGGTTTTATAGAACATTCAGAGTACAAGCAGATAGAGGATATGTTCTATTGGCAAAAAGACCTTCCAGAAGATGTTGCTTCTGTTGTAGAGTTATATGAAGAAAAGTATTTAAGCGGTGATATGGATTACGCAGATACCAAACAATACTTACAAGAGTTACAGCATTTAGGCTACACTTTTGAATACGGTTTAGATAATGAGCCTTTTAATTTACACACATTACACAACAAAGGATAACATGGTGTTTAGGCGGTTCGATTCCGCCTTATCCCCGACAATTAAGTCAAATTAAAACAAAAATTATGCAATATTCAGTAGAATTACGTGAGCACACCGAAAGTGGTGATGATTACACAGAAGAGCATTATGATTTTGATACAAAATCAGAAGCAGTTGCTTTTGCAAGAAAGTACATTGGAGAATTACACAGTATCCTTGATTACGGGGAAAAAAATTGTAACCCAAAAGACATTACACATTTAGCATGAGTATTTATGTTAAAGAAAATCGTTTACAGCTTTTAGAAAGCGTAACGAAGTCACAGAGATTTTTATTGCACAACAGAATAAAAGATTCTAAGATTAATTTCTTTGATTCTTTTTATGGTGCAGTTTACAGAAAAGAAGCAACAAGACTTGATAACCTTTGGGCAAAAAAAACAGTTTGCCCGATTTTTACAGAAAGATTAGAAAGTTTTTGCTTACAACCAGTTAGAGATTTGCGCAACAACGGACAATTCGAAAAATTTCAAGAGTTTGTTGTATGGTATAGCCAACTTGGTGGAAGACAACTTTCAAGGCAAGAAATTGAATTAATTTACGATAAATTTAAATACTAATAAACAAATGGAACAAACAGAAGTAAAAAAGTACAAATTTCACGAATTACGTGAAGTTCTTGAGAATTACGGTAAAGGAGAAAGAGCATTTTTCCATACAGAAACAATTAGAGCCCTTAAATCTTTTCATAGGATGTGTTGGGGTTTTCATTCTGGACAAAGAATTGCAGACAAAGAATATCCTAACGAGAGCACTTGTTTTTATTTCAAACATACTGGAATGAAGATGCAAGGTGTTGTAGCAGTATTTTTAGGTTGGGAAGATTTGTATAAAGTTAGATTTTTCGAAAAACGCGGTGATTCTTACCAAGAAAGATTTGATTGCTTTAAGCAAGGAATTTATTTTGATCAACTGAGTAATTTAATTGATAGAACAATAGAATTATGAAAAAACACGAATTAAATAGCAGATTTGAAATGTTCGGTAGTAAAAAAGATGTGTGGGCTGATACAGTCCACATTCGTTACCGAAACCCTGGAATTGAGAATTTATGCGGAAAAAGAGCAAAAGGCGAAAATTTAGCAGAAATTAGAAAAAACGAAAATATTACTTGTGATTTATGCATAAGTAAGTATAAAAAACAATGGAGAAAAGCTACACAGCTTGAGTCTGATGTTTTAGCGTTTTTAAACGGTGTTAGAGAAGAAGGAACTACAAATATGTTCGGAGCTTCTACAATACTTGCAGAAATGTTTGATTTAAATAAAAAACAAGCAAGAAATTTACTTTCCTTGTGGATGGATAATTTTAATAACCAAGTAGATTATATTTATGTCTACGATAAAAAATAAACAGATGAAAAAAAACAAAACAACACCATTTATTGAACATTTCAAAAGTGGTAAGACGATCAGTGTAAACGGAGCAGATGTAAATTTTGCATTATACAACGCAATAATAAGCAAAAGAGATTTAGGCTTGTGGAAAGTTGGAATGAAACCACACAGACATTGGAAAGTTACAGATGTAAAAAAATTCTTTGGATTTACTGGAAACGACAAAGAAAAACTTTACCTAACTATTTGTAACCTTGTTGAAGATTATTCAAAAATTAAAATGAGCAAAATTTCTACTTTTAATGCAGATCGTATTGAAAAAGATATTAAACTTATTAAGAATTGCATGAGTTATTACCAGACAACACAAGAAAAAGATGTTTTTGATAAATGCGAACAAACACTTTTAAAATTACATAATAAATATGGTACAGTAGATACAGAAATTATTTCACTACTGACAACATAACGTAAGAGTTCC